CGCCGATGACCCTAAGGGTCTTCTGACACCAGACTTCGGTTAGATCCGATTGGATAACTTTCATAAGTTTACTCGCTATAATAGCAAGCTCTTATGTTTAGTCCTTATCCTCCAGTTCTTTCTGAAGTGTTCACTTCATTAGTGTGCTTCTTGTTTCTTTCATGACCACTTGGTCTTGAGAGGAACAGAAGAAGTCGTATTTAATATCACAGAGATTATTAATATCCGTTCACTACTATCGTTAAAAAATAGCGAAGCAGAAACGTTCATCTCACAATGTGAGGGATTTAGCCTCTTTAACTAGAGTCGCACTCCCCAAATACTACCATATTGCAGCTTGTAGGCTAACAATATTGCAGAATTTACTACCGGAATTTCTATTCTCCCGGTGGTGGATTCATCTCATACACCCGCTCCGCCCCGGTCCTTTGACTGGATCGGTTTGCACGGTTTCTTATCGTCCTTTTTTCATTCTGAACGAAGGGTCGTTGTTACCATCGGTCCCCTGAGACATAGCAACCCTAGCTAATTCGGCCAGGGAAATGCTCTACACTGTACGTGACACTAAGTCGTACAAAATCCATTCCTCCAATTCCAACAACCATTACTGATTGCTAGTAGTCATCGTCCTCATCCGGTACGACTTTCACCTCGGAAGGTGTAAGCCCCGTAGGAGCTCGGTTCATTTTAAGACCAAGTCCTAAAACAGGTAGAGAACCTTGGATAATTCCACTCCACAATCGATAGTATCGAAGGTGAAGAGGAGTTACGGCAGATTGAGATTGGGAAACTCCCTCCAGACCTTCCGGTCGGGAGAAGTTAATAACACTTGGAGAAGCTGAAGCCATGTCTTCTAACGTTACTAGGAAATCCCAGTACCGTTGGAAGAATCCATATGAGATTTTGCTATCTACACTGTGGAAGCTTGGAAGTACTAACATAGAGTTTCCTCTGTGTTTTCCAGCCATAGCCTCTACATTGAACAGCACATCCCGTGCTGTCTCTAGGTATCCCGCAATTGCAGGACCATAGAGTTTAGACCACAATAATCCATAGAACGCTTCTACTTGCTCAGCGTAGTCACTCGGAAACATGTGAATGATTTCCGGAACGTGATTGGGCACGAGTTCGTGCTCGTCGAATGAGTCCAGGTCTTCCATGTCTGCTTCCTCAGCAGGATGGTAACTAGCATACAACCAGCTCAAGAATGAGCTAGCCATTTGACTAGTTAGATCTACCCGTTGAGCCTCTACCGCTTCGGCGGCAGCGACTTTCGAGGCGACTTTGGGAACGCATTTAACTAACGTTGTTAGTTTAAAGTCGATCCCGACCTGAACCATATCGTTCACGTACTTAGCAAGTTTTGCTTTACCAATGTTAAAGAAACCCAGTAGCTCATCTGCAGTTTTTGGCAGAGAAATACCAAGCAAGATGGTTCGAACTTGTGCTGACAATTTCCCGAGTGGTTTATTCAACTCCGCGAGATTTCGCCAACCGAATCCAAATGCTTGAAGCAGTCTTGCCG